AAAGTAAACCAATGCGTCTGTGTTTGGTTTCGTTTGTGTTTCATGGTGGTATGCCCAAACAGCGGCTGTTGTTCGGTTAAAGCCAATATCTCTTTCACGGGGATTTGGTTTTCGTTCCATTTGAAAACCAGCACGCCACCGTCTGCCAACACACGGAAACATTCGGCGAAGGCGCGGCGCAGGTCTTCGCGCCAGTCTGCACCGAGCGTGCCGTACTTTTTGGCCAACCATGATTTCCGTCCGGCATGGACAAGGTGCGGCGGGTCGAGCACCACCAATTTAAACTGGCCGTCCGGGAACGGTAGCGCAGTAAAGTCGAGCTGTACGTCCGGGCGGATTTCGAGGTGGCGTAGGTATTGGCGGTCTTTGAGCAGATGGGTTTCGGCGCGGGCATCGCCAAATAGGCAACGCTGGTCTTGCTTATCAAACCACATCATGCGGCTGCCGCAGCAGGGATCTAGGATGGATGGCATTTCAGGTAGCCTCTGCTTCTGCTGCCTGCTCCTGCATGGCGGCATCGATATGCGCCCGCAGGCAGGGCTTTAGTTGGACGGTGTTGCCTAGTGTGATGTCGATATCGTCTTGTGCAGCGAGCCAATCGATGCGCTCGGTGTCGGGGTGGGGGATAAGTTCCAAACCGGAAACAGGGAAGTCTTCCACTTCGAGCGCATCGTCAAACATCACGTTCACATAGCCGTATTCATCTTCTTCCGATAGCACTACCCCTATCGATTCAGGCGTAGGAATACACTTCACACGGTCGCCGAATTTAAATTGCTGTGTCATGGCTTGCTCCTAAAATGGGATTAAATCGTCGATTTCATCTTGCGGCACGGGCGCGGCGGCTGGTTGTTGCCGTGCTGGTTGTGCGGCGTGTGGTCTTGCTGCGGCATGATGTGTTGCCGGTTGGGAAGCGTGAGCTTGGTCGCGGCTGCCTTGCAGGGCAATGTCGCCGACTATGATGTCGATGCTCTGCCTCTCGATGCCTTGGCGGTCGGTGTATTGGCGGATTTGCAGGCTGCCAAATACGGTAGCTGCCCCGCCCTTTTTGATATAAGGGGCAAGCTTCTCTGCACGATTGCCGAATAATTGGCAGTTGAAAAACTGTGGCTGTTCTTTACTGTTGATATAAACGTTTTCGGCGATACCAAAATTGAGAATGTGGTGCCCGTTCGGGGTAATACGGATTTCGCCGTCTTTAGTGAAGCGGCCTGCTACCGCGATGGTGCTCATGAAAACTCCTTCATTTGTTTTTGGACAAGTTCGATAAATCGCTGCTCACGCGCCAGTAGTTGCTGTATCTGTGTGCGGTATTGCTCGCGGTGGATGCGGTAAACCAATAATTGATATGGCTCAGGGGCGAAGCTGCAATAGCTGACAAAATCCCACCATTCGCGCCCGGTGTGGGCAAGGTTGCCCAGTATCTGCCAGCGGTAGGTTGGGTCGAAGCTGCCGCGCCGTTTGGTGGCAGCGTGGGTTTGCGGCAGTACGCTTTTAATTTCGATACCGCCTTCTTCTCCGATTAAGCCATCGGGGGAGCAGCCGATATAGTCATCACAGAAAAAGCCGCCGTTTTGCACGGTGCAAAATGTTTCTGCTTCATACAAGGCGCGGGCGGCCGGCTCTTCTATGTGGCCACGTTCCATGTCGGCATTGCTGTAGCCGTCTCCGTAGTGTGAGCGCATAGAATGGCCGTTGATGCGCTCGAAGGCGATTTGCACGGCTAGGCGCTTGGCCGCATCGTTGAAGGCCTTGGGCTGATTAACCATGATGGTGGCGAAGTTAGAAGCAGTCAGCCGCCCGGCGCGGAGTTCATCCCATTCCAGGCTGTTCTGTTCGATGTCGTACCATTTCATGATTGCTCTGCCTGCTGGATAAGTAATTGCCGGTTTTCTTCGCTGATGTAAACATGGGCTTCTACCGCATCTAAATTCCCTTCGCGTTTATAGGCATCAAGGGCGCGTAGCCACATCTTCTGATTGTCCGGGGTAAGCTCACGCTTCGGTCGGATGGCGGCGGGGCGGATGCGTAAACCTTCTACGGTTTCGCGCCCGAATCTCACGTTATGGTCAACGTAGATTTCTACTGTTACGCCGTTCCAATCTTCTAGGAACGGGCTGCCAGTTATCTTGGCTACCATCTTAGAATTGGTGGCGTTGAGTATCATGGGCTTTAATGGCTCGCCTGCTCTGATTTCGCGCTCGACAAAGTAGGCGGTGTTCATTTTGTCTTTGGTCTTTTTGGTCTTGTCGGCTTCGACTTGAACGCATCGGATGGTAAGTGCTACCGGCTCGACAATATCGGCGGCGGACAGGTAGGGGCTGTCGAATACTTTGCGATAGTGGGTTTTATTTTGTTGGGTCATGATTGGCTCCAGTTATTGGATAGTCGGCGGTACTACATCGGATAAGCCAAGCTCGATTGCTTTTTCGCTGGCCTTATCCAGTAGCGAGATGACTGCTGTAACGAATTTTAGAAAGTCATCTGCTTCAGTATCGCCCGCTTCGATTAGTTGCTTGGACTCCTGCACAATCGGCTTAATGAGTTGATAGGTGGGCGGGATGCCTTCGTTGGCAAACAGTTGGCTAAGTTTCCCGTTTGGCTCGGTTTCGTAAATGTGTATGGCGGCAGAGGCAAGGCCGGCAACCATGCCCAGAATATCGCCCGCGCTGACGGGGTGTTGCTTTGCAATTAACTCTTGGCTTTTGCTCATTGCTTATCTCCTTCCGGTTCATACACCACGCCGCGCATGATTTCGCGGTCGTCCATCTCTTGATAGTGCCGTTCGATTGAGGCGGCTTCCTGCGCTGCTTGCCGGTCTAGCTTGGCTACACGTTCGGCAGCTGTCTCTTCGGCCTGTAGGTATTTGTCTTGGCTGTCTAGGGTGGGCATGGCGACAAAGGCCGCGCCCATAAAAAATGCCGCTGTCCAGGCGGCGATATGGGTTTTCATTTTGTAGCTCCTGTTGGTTTTGGTGGCAGGCATCCGGCGACTTTTCGAGGGATTACTCGTTAGGCGGTCTTTGCTTTTTCCGTTGTCTGCTGCTGGTGTTTTTCTCTTTACCTCCACCCCCAGCTGGGAGGTTCTGCGCCGCGTGCTGCGTTATTTTGCGGTTGGCTGTGGCTATTGGTTGGCTGCTAAGCCTGCAAACTGCTGTTCACGTTCGCGCCGCTCTTCTTCTTCGCGTTCTTCGCGCTCTTCCTCTTCCTCGCGGATAAGGTTGTCGGCTTTATCCATCATGTGCTTGATGATGGCGGCCTGCATCTCTTGGCTTAGCTCGTCTAGGATTTCATCCAGCGTTGTGCCTTGGATGAGGTTCCTGCCGCGCTGTAGCACTTCGGCAACGCGGCTGTAATTCCCTTCTATGTTGATTTGCATGATTTGCTCCGTGTTAGTTGGCGGCAATGGCCGCTACGCACTCTTCCCACGTTGGCATGGGAATATCCAGCGGCAGGCTCTCTTCATTGTTCCAGCTTAGGAAATCATCTATCCAACTTGCCCATGTGGCTTTGTCGTTGCGGTCGTAGTTCTCTTCGCCGTCAGCTATAGATACCTCTGCCCATTCGCGGATGATGGCGCTACGGTATTCTTTTTCAAGCCGCAGGGCTTCAGCTTCCTGCCTGCTCTCTTCATAATCTGCCGCGCTGATTTCGTCCAAGTAGTCGGCTAGCATGCCGTCATAGTCTGGCTGGATGGTGTACATGATTGCTCTCTCCTTCGATCAAATTACCTAGTGCGCCACCCTGTACTGCGTTTTATCAGGACAGCCTTTTTTGCGCGCTGCGGTATGGGCTGCGCCCAGCAAGGGTGTTTCATGCTTACTCGAGCGCATGAACACGCTGTTGCCGCAAGGTTCCCCTCGGCATAGGAACTCAAGGCGGCGCACTAGGTAATCTACAAACTTTTAATCAAGCCATCTCTTTGAAATGGCTCTGTTAAAAATTCGCCTCGGCTTTTACTCGCCAATTTTGTTCTGCTGCCCGCTAGGGCTTATCGGCCTTGCCCCCAGCTTTTAAACTGGGCTTGCCCTCTTGTATCCCGCTAGGGCTTGGCTCGTGCGGTCTGTTTCGTATTTCGTTGGGGTGTATTAAACACCATGTTTACACATAATGCAACACTTTGTTTAAATATTTTGTGTAGTTTTTGCGTATGTGTTTAATTTATTGTTGAATTTATTTTTCACAGACAACAAAAAAGCCGCACATGGCGGCAACAGTCAGCTACTGGTTTACAGTTGGATGGGATTTGACGGGCAAAAGAAAAGCCCGCGCGGGGCGGGCTGGGGTAGAATTAGTTAAGCTACGAAAGCTTTAGCATGGGAAACCAATTTAGAAATATCGTTTTCTACTTCCATTTGGAAGGTGGCCTTTCCAGCTAGATTCTTTGAGAGTAGCCAATGGGTATCATCGATAGTATTATCAATATCCTGCATTACATCTGTCGGCAAACCATCTGGGCGATACACAAACAACCCTGCTGTTTTTTCTTCGCGCCTTGAATTAACTGCCATCTCAATATCATGTTTTGCATAAAATAAATGAGCATCCCTAACTATTGCTCTCGTATAGTCGGCAGAAACAAAAGAGGCAAAGCATATTTTACTGTTGGTGATGTTTGGTTCTGACCAGAGTTGCAAATGTTGTAACTGTTTTGGCGCCCCACCATTTGAACTTGATGGAAGAATGATGGGATTGTCCACATCATGCCAACTGTCTTCAACGAATTTGGCATTCTCCTTTTTTAGTAACCCATGAACTGTGTGCCGTAGGGTTTCGGTGCTGATATTACGTTCCTTTGGTGTCTCTTTTTTTCGGCACATTAAATCGAGGGATACCATGCTTGCATACAGGCGGTCTAGTATCTCTTGGATGCTGTCGCCCGCAACAAAATTGGCTTTACCCAACGAAACCTGCGGGGAAATATCAACAGACAAACTTTTTTGTCCGTCCAAATATTGTCCGATGATGCCGAGCAGGAAGCTGAAATTGTCGTTTCCAACCCCTCCATATAGGGCTTCAAATGGGGCGGCGCTTGGAAGGAGCTTGACATGGACTTTGCGGCGGTACAGTACGCAAACGCCAACGTTCAGCATTTCTCCGGTGGCAAGGTTCGGGGAAATACGAATTGGCGCCCATTTAGCCGTGATAGCCGGTTTGGTTGTTTTTGTAGCGATCGCCGACAAAACTGAAAAAATATCTGTGTCGGTCGCTAAATCAGCAGGTGGAATCTCCGTCGCAACAGACATGGCAAACCCTTTGTTCTATCGGTTAAAAATTGCCGGAATGCTGTGGATTCAGGCTCTTTCAGGAGCGCATTTAACCAAAAATCCAGCTCTTCTTCAATGTTTTTCAGTTTCTGTTCGTGTTGCTCGGCGCAGACAATAGCCTTGTCTTGAAGCTGATTGTTGCTTGGCTTGGTGGTAGCTTTTCTTGCAACCATGGCTCTGAGCAGCCGGTTGTTGTAGAGCTGGTTGGAATCCAGCATTTCGCATCCCCATGTTTCGCTGGTGCCGTTAATCAGCCTGCCGTTGTCAATCAATGCGTATTTCTGCTTGGATAGCCGCAACAGATTATTAAAATGCCGGTCGGCGTGGGCGATGTTTTCATCTAGCGCAACGGCTGAGCTGTATTCCTCCCACTTGGCAATATCAGTTGCAATCTCTTGTTCCGTGATGAGTTTTTCTATGCCATTTTGTGAAAGCAAGTGGATGGCTGCGCTATGCCCGTCTAAGCGGGAAGTGCAAAAACACATTACGGTGTCGTCTGTTTTGTTTTGCATCCAAGCATTCTCTTTGCGGCGGGCAACGGCAGTAAAGCCAGGCAGGCTTTTAATGGGCAGTAGGGCAATAAACGCATGATGCGGTTGGCTGATGCCTAGGGCATGAGCGGCCAGGAAGCCGATTATTTCGTTGATTAGCCCTTTCCCGGAGGTGTCATACAGCTTGCAAAACGCCTCAATATTCCCAGCCGGATGTTTGAACTCGCCAATGAAAACAGGGTTTAAATGACCATCTGTGTCATCCAGCCACTTAGTGAACCTGATAAAACTATCCGAGCTTAGAACAAGTATTAGTTTATTCATCATTTTTCAATCCAACACGCTCCACCAAAACACGCGGCCTATGACTTGGATGCCTTCTAAGCTGGCTTCCTCTTCAGGATAGACGGCCTCGTTATGGCTTTTGATTTTCACGCGGCCACCGGGTAGGCGGCTGAGGTATTTCACGCGGAATAGGTCGTCATGGCGGAAGGCGTAGATTTTGCCGTCTTTAATGGCATTGTCGCCGGTATCAACGGCAATGGCCGCCCCGTCAGCTATACGCTCTTCCATGCTGTCGCCGGTAAGGGTGCAGCAAAACACGTTATCGGGCTGGATGCCTTTGCGGCGCAGCGTGGCCTTACCAAACGGCAGGCGGAAGCCGTTGTAATCTGGGATTTCAAATGAGCCGTGGCCGCCGGTAAAAGTACTCTCTTTGAGATAGGGGGCGAAGGTGTAATCTTCCTCGGGCAGCGGGTCGTTGCTGCTCCATAAGGCCGGGCGGTGGATGCCGGTTATCTCGTCTCCTTTTGGCGGCTCGTGCCGCATCTCCCCAACCCCGGAATTCAACCAGACTGGGGATATTCCCATAATTCTTTGAATATCAAGAAACCCTTGCTTTGATATGCCGCGCGTTTCCCAATTCTTCACGGTTTGGGATGAAGCGTTGAGCACCCGGGCAATCTCTGATTGCTTGTCTATCCCATGCAGTTCTTTGGCTGCTGCATACAGCCGTTCCATTGTTTTATCCATAGCTCGTATTTTCCAACGAATTAAACAAAATGTGTTATACAAAGTGTTTGACTTTTGTTTAAACGTAGTGTTTAATAATGCCAGTATTTGTGTAAGAGGTAAGCAAAATGAATGCTGAACAAGTAATTTCTAAGCTGGGCGGCTCTGCTGAAGTTGCCCGGCTGATGGGCTACCCGAAACATATCGGCACACAGCGCGTGAATAACTGGAAAAAGCGCGGCATCCCGGCCAGGGTAATGCTGGAACGTCCTGATTTGTTTCGGAGAGTGGCAGGCTAGGCCATGACTGAATTATCGGTAGAAGTCATCACAAAGGCACACAAGCTGCAAGCTGCTGTTTTGAGAATGCTTGCGGATAAATCACAGCACGAAGTCGCGCTGCTGCTTGGTATGGATGATGCCACCGTGAGCCGTTGGAAGTCTGACGAATGCGGGCTAATGCGGGCGGCGTTAATGATTGCGGCCTGTGGCGGCAAGGTGGTGGCTGAAGATGCTGTGGTTGTGAACGCTGAAGAGTATCGGCTGATGTGCCGCATCTCGGCTGAATACTTCGCCAGCCGCGCGGATAAGTAAAAGCGCAAATATTTTTGAGAAAGGAAAGAAGATGAAAGAAAAACTGGAACTTGAAGTTGTGTTGAAAGCGAAAGCGGATATCCAAGATGCTGCCGGATTATCCAAAGGCGATAAAGAGGATCTGAAATTTGTGGCTAGGCAGCTTGCTCGGGGAATGGACACTTGCCCCGGTTGCCTCGGCGCAACCGTTAAAGAACTTGAGAACGAGCTGCGCCGGATTAATGCACTGCCAACTATAGATTGAACGTCCTAATCCCGACAGATCCTGGCGGATTGCGCCTGCCATCTTCTTCTAGGATTTTTTCGGCTACGTTGAACAGATATTCAACCTGTTTATCTAGTGTTTCATGAGCTTCTCTGCCGGACAGCAAAGTCGCGGCGAGCTGGAGAGATTCCAAATGAGTAAGGCGGGCCATGATTTTACCTTTCGTGGTTGGTTGTTGGGGAACAGCCATTTTACCACGGCAGACAAAGCGGAAAGACGCTTGGCAGCCCGGACAGACGGGCAATCAGAACACTTTGTAGCACGGATAGAAGGGTTTGATTTGGTAGTGCAGGTAGCGCCCTTTGGAAGGGGCATTCAACAGTTCGTGATACACGCCTTCCGGCACGCCGTGATACTGGTAACAGCCGCCGTGTTTGAAGCGTACTTCCAAAACCGGATATTCATAACCAACGGAGAGCAGGTTTGATGATGAAACAAATTGATGGTGCATTCCCAGCGCCTTTCGAACGGATGAGCGATACGGAAATTATAGCTTATTTCAAACGTTACGGATTCAAAGACGAGTTAGGCCACACGTTGGAAATGTGCGGGGATTTCCTAGACTTGGTGCGGTTTGCCAAGCGGGAAGATTAGGTAAAAAGAAGCCCGCACGGGAATGCGGGCAAAGGATGTTAACGAAATATAAAGGAGGCTTAATTATGGCAAATAAAACGACACAAAGCAATCAGATTTTGGAATACATGCGCCAAGGCAACAGCATCACGCCGCTGGAAGCACTAAACCTGTTCGGCTGTATGCGCTTGGGTGCGCGGATTTATGACTTATCGCAGGCCGGCCACGTTATCCACCGCGAGATGGTGCATGACCAAAGAACGGGCAAGAAATACGCCAGCTACCGACTATTGGAGGTAAGCCATGCGTGAACGTTTTTGGAACTGGGCGTTTGCCCGCGCGTTGGATTTGACTGAATTCTGTGAGCGCCAAATGTTGGCGGCGGTAAGGGGTAGAAAATGAAACAGCGCATTGAAGATTGGTTACGTGAACGGCGGATTAAGCGGCTGAAACGCCAAGTGCTGGCGGCGCATGAAGCCGGTGCCGGCAATGTGCGTGATTTGTTTGAGCTGTTCCGCGCAGAAATTGCCAACCGTTCGCCGCAACAGATTGCGCGGATGATGGCTGAGCCAATGAGCAAACGGATGGCGAAGGCAAACAAACGTATCCTGAAACAGATGGGAGCAGAGAAATGAGCGCAGCCAAGATTATCAAGTTTGAGCGGCAGGATACGCCGCCTGCCGAGGTTAAACGTATGGACAGCGGATTTATCCAAATTCCAAATGACGTGTTCAGGACTGCCAAGCGTGTACTGAAGGGCAATGATTACAAAGTAGCTTGCGAAGTGATGGACAAAACATACGGCTACAACAAGACCGAAGATGATATGACCATACAGCAGATTGCTGATGGCTTAGGTATCGACAGAGGTAATGTAAGCCGCGCCTATAACCGGCTAGTAAAGATGGGCGTGATTTATTCGCGCAAGGGGAAATTTGGCTTCATTACGGGCTTTAATCCGGTAGGAAAATGGGCATGTGAAATTAACACGACCGTGTCAAATTCACACGGTAAAAATAACACGACCGTGTCAAAACAACACGCTTCACCGTGTCAAATTAACACACACAATATACAACTACCAAAAGACATAAATATATATTCGTCAACGCAAGACGAAAACGCGGATGCTGAAAATCCAACTCTTGCCATCGCTGACGCAATGGCTACCGAAAGCGCGGGAGAGGATGCGGATTGTCCTACCTCACAGCCTGAAGGCAAGAAATCCAAACAGGCTGCTGACAACCGCAAACGCTTTGAGGCGATTGCCGGGGAGTTCAATCGGGTATTCGCGGATTGCCAAGGGGTGCGCAAGGTAAACCTGGCTGCTACCCAAACCAATGCCAAGCGGATGCGATTAATCCCGAAAGCTTGGGCGATTGCCAAGCAGCGTATTGCGGCATGGGCAGACGATAACGGCCTAATTGAAGGCGAAACGCCAAGCGGCAAGCATTGCGTTGAGTGGTTTGGTTTGTACTTCGAGCAATGCAGACAAGATCCGTTTATCACTGGAGAAGGCGGGCGGAGCAAAGGGCATGAGAACTGGAAGCCCGGATTTGAATACCTGCTGCGGGCGGAAGTGATGGAAGCCCGCGTATTGGAGGGGGCTTGAAATGGACGAGCTGAATATTGACCGCCTATACAACCAAGAAGCAGAAGCTGAAGTAATCGGCGGCATCATCTGCCGTGGCCGCCAAGCCTTGGACGAAGTGCCGGAGCTGAAGCCGGAGCATTTCTACAATTTCAAAATGGCGACCGCTTTCCGTGCCGCGCAGGCTTTGGCTGAAGTGGGGCAAGACCCGAACCTGGTAACGATTGAAGATTGGATACGAGCCAATCAACCGGAAGCGTTCGACCCTGAATTACTGATGTTCATCCACGGCAATACCGGCTACGGCAGGGTAGCACATTGCGCGGCATCAATCATCGAACGCTACCGCGCCCGTGAAGCTTACCGGCAAGCGCAGGAATTTGCCGGCCAGCTGATGGCCAGCCGTGGCTATGGCGCGAATGAAGCGATTGCCAATTTTGCCCGCCAATTGGATGAGATGGCGCTTTCGACTGAGGACAATGAAGCCACCTTTGACACGCTGGAGCTGATGCGTATCGGCATCCAAGAGTTTGACCGCCGCTATCGCAATCAAGGCGCATTGGTTGGTTTGGAAACCGGCCTGCGTAGTTTGGACGAGCTGATGATGGGCTTGCAGAAAGGCAGCCTGTACATCATGGCCGGCCGCCCAGGGATGGGTAAAACGGCGGTCAGCATGACGATTGCGGAAAACATTGCCGACCGCTATCAGGATGGCGCGGTGCTGGTGTTTAACTTAGAGATGAGCAAGGAACAGCTGGCATTGCGCGCTTTGGCTTCGGTGGCTGAGGTGAGCCTGAAAGACTTGCAGAAAGGCAGCGACGACAGCGGGCAGAACTGGACGAAACTCAATAACGGGCTGGGCAAATCCATGGGGCGCAAGATGTTTACGGACGTGCGGGCAACGCTTTCCATCGCACAAATCCGCGCCAAAGCCCGCCAAATCAAAAACAAGCACGGCTTGAATTTGGTGGTGATTGATTACCTGCAACTGATTGACGAGAGCGGGCGCAAGTTCAAGGACGACACGGCGCGCGTAACCTGGCTTTCCCGCCAATGCAAGATTTTAGCCAAGGAGCTGGACGTGCCGCTGATTGTGCTGTCTCAACTTTCCCGCGAATGTGAGAAGCGTTCTGACAAGCGCCCGACTTTGAGCGACCTGCGCGATTCCGGCGCGATTGAGCAGGATGCGGATGCCGTGATTTTCAACTACCGCCACGGCTACTACACCAAAGACAACACCGACGACATGCTGGAGTTGATTGTGGCCAAGCAGCGCATGGGCGAAACCGGCACGGCTTACGCCTGTTTCCAAGGCGCATACAGCAAGGCGGTGGATGTGGCTGAAGCCTATGTGGATGCGATTTGGCGCAAACGTAATCCGCCGCCTGTGCAGGGTAAACAGGGTGGGAGGAAGCTATGACAGATTGCCCCTGCTGCCCGCCTACCGGCTCTGTGCTGAATTTCCGCTGCCCAGTGTGCTGTGCCGAACAAGTCCGCCGCTGCCGGCCAAACAGGAAGCTGCAAGAGAAGATGCTGCACCAACTGACTGCCTTATCCGATGCGCCGACCCGTGAAGAGATTTTGGAGAAAGTGAAACATGGCTAAACGCAAATGCAAAGTATGCGGATGTGTGTTTGAGAAGCCGAAAAACCGACCGTTCCAAGACTTCTGCTCGATTGAGTGCGGTGTAAAGCTGGGAATGGAACGGCGGCGCAAGGCGGTGATTAAGGCCAAGGCTGAAGCCAAGCGCAAGGAACGGGCGAGAACCAAAGTGCTGCGGCATAAGCTGGAAACCATCCCGGAACTGACCAAGAAGGCGCAGGCGGCGTTCAACCGTTACATTCGATTGCGGGATAGGGGTAAGCCTTGCATTAGCTGCGGCAAGCCATTGGGCAGCGAGCCAAACAGCTATGACGCGGGGCATTACCGCAGCGTAGGCAGTTCGCCCCATCTGCGCTTTGATGAAAACAATGTGCACGGACAGTGTAAACACTGTAATTGCCATTTGTCGGGCAATGTGGTGGCGTATCGACAAGGTTTGATTGAACGCATTGGGCTGTCTGAGGTGGAACGGATCGAAGCCGACCAATCGGAAAAGCATTACGGCAAGCCGGACTTGCGCGAACTGGCGGCGGAGTACCGCAGGAAGGCGAGGGAAATCGAATGAGCCAAAAGTTTAAGCGCTTCATCACACGGGATAACCGGCGGGATGTGATGCGGTTGGCGTATGAGATGGCGGGAGCGCTGCTTCAGGTGCATGACAAAGCAGTCGTGGAAGTACGGGAGAAAACCCGCACGGATGAGCAGAACGCGAAGCTGCACGCGATGCTGGGGGATATTGCGAAACAGAAAACTTTCAACGGGCAAAAACTCTCAATCGAGCAATGGAAGATGATTTTTGTGTCGGGGCATCGGATTGCCACCGGCGGTACGGCTGAAATGGCAATCGGCTTGGAGGGCGAAGTCATCAACCTACGGGAGAGTACGGCGCGGATGGGAGTACGTAGGCTGGCGAGTTTGATTGAGTATATCCAGGCTTGGGCGGCGGGCAATGGGGTGGAGTTTGGCGGGAGGATAGATGATGGGACAGGGCAGATTGCTGCGTGATGAGCTATTAGACGGCTTGCGTTCGCACGGTAAGCAGAGTGCGTGTGAGCTGGCGGCACGGCTGGGGCGCAATGAAAAGCTGGTTATGCGCCATTTGGCGGATTTGTCGGATGAGGGTTTGGTGGTGTGTGAGCGGCTGCGGGAATTGCGCTGCATGAAAATGCGCTATTGGGGCTTCCGTTCGGTGCAGGTGCGTTACTACCGGCTGGCTACGGCGGAAGATACGCGGGATGTATGGGCTGGTAATGTTTGGATGAGGAGGTGGAGTGATGACCCCGAAGCAGGAAAGGTTTGTTGAAGAGTATTTGGTGGACTTGAATGCCACGCAGGCGGCGATTCGGGCGGGGTATAGCGAGAACACCTCTTACTCGATTGGGCAGAGATTGTTGAAGCATGTTGAAATTCAAAAAGCGATTACTGCGGCGCGTGAAAAACAGCAGCGGCGGGTGGAAATCACGGCGGATAGGGTGCTGGAGGAATATGCAAAAATTGCATTTTTCGACCCGCGCAAACTGTTTACGGCGGATGGGGGGATTAAGCCGCCGGAGCAATGGGATGATGATGTGGCGGCGGTGATTGGGGCGTTGGATGTGGTGGAAATCAGCGATGACGGGGAGATGATTGGCCGGGTGAAGAAGCTGAAGCTGATTGATAAAAAAGGGGCGCTGGACAGTATCGGTAAGCATTTGGGTATGTTTGTGGATAAGGTGGAGGATGTAACGCCGACGCCGCCGAAGATTGTGGTGGAGTTGAGCCGTGAGTGAATTGCGTTTGAAGCTGCACAAGCGGCAGTCGGATGCGTTTTTGAGCCGTGCCACGGAGATTTTATACGGCGGGGCGGCGGGCGGCGGGAAAAGCCATCTGATGCGGGTGGTGGCGTTGATGTTGTGTATGGCGGTGGCGGGCTTGCAGGTGTATCTGTTCCGCCGGGTGTCGGACGATTTGCGCAAAAACCATCTGGACGGGGTGAGCGGCTTGCGCGCGATGTTGGCACCGCTGATGCAGTCGGGGCACGTGAAGTTCAACGACAGTAAGGGGATTTTCGAGTTTTGGAACGGGGCGAAGATTTATTTGTGCCATTGCCAGCATGAAAAGGATATGTACAAGTATCAGGGTGCGGAAATCCATGTGCTGCTGATTGATGAATTGACTTTGTTTACGGAGAGCATTTACCGCTTTCTGCGCGGGCGTGTGCGTTTAGGCGGGCTGCAAGTGCCGAAGGAATACCGGCACAAGCTGCCGTTGATTTTGTGTGGCAGTAATCCGGGCAATATCGGGCATGCGTGGGTAAAGGCGATGTTTGTGGATTATGCGCCGCCGATGGAGATTACGCGCACGCCGGAAGCTGAAGGGGGGATGCTGCGGCAATACATTCCGGCGCGGTTGTCGGATAACCCGACCCTGCTGGAGAATGACCCGCAATATGAAAGCCGTTTGGCGGGCTTGGGTTCGCCTTCGCTGGTGGCGGCGATGAAGAATGGCGATTGGGATATTGTGGATGGGGCTTACTTTGCTGAGTTTCGCCGCGAGCGGCATGTGCTGCCGCCGTTCTCGTTGCCGGTGCATTGGCCGCGCATCATGGCGTTTGACTGGGGCTATGCCAAGCCGTTTTGTGTGCTGTGGGGCGCGGTGTCGGATGGTACGTTCAGGCTGCCTGATACGGGGCGGCTGCTGCCGAAAAATGCGATTGTGGTGTATCGGGAGTGGTACGGCTCGACCGGCGAGGCGAATGTGGGCTTGCGCTTGCCGGCCAATGAGATTGCGGCGGGGATTAAGCGGATGAGCCGTGATGAGCGCTTTGCGCAGATGGTGGCCGACCCGGCGATATTCGCCAGCAACGGCGGGGAGAGCCAGGCGGAGACGATGCAGAAGGCGGGGGTGCAGTTTTGGCCGGCGGACAATAAACGGGTGGCGGGCTGGCAGCAGGTGCATTTGCGTTTGCAAGGCACGGCGGGCAGCGAGGGGGAGCCGTTGCTGTATGTGTTTGATACCTGCCGCGACTTAATCCGCACGCTGCCGGCTTTGCAGCACGACAAACACAACCCGGAGGATGTGGACAGCGATATGGAAGACCATGCGCCGGATACTTTGCGCTATCTGTGCATGACCCGTGTCATTTCGCCGCCGCAAAAACAACAGCGGCATGAGCGGCCGGAATGGCTGAAGATATAAAGTAACCGATTAAAACGGGCTGATAATACTGATATTTAGCGGAGGGCGTATGAATTTGACGGATGGCAACGGCGGCGGCAATGCGCTGCTGAAAAAGTGGGACAGCCGCGTGGGGCGGGCGCTGAAGAATGCGGAGAAGCAGCATAAGCTGTTTACGACCTGCCGCGAGGCGGTGGATTTGGCCAAGAAAAACACGGAACGCAAGGTTAATCCTTATCTGATTTTCAGCACGATGTCGGCATTGATTCCGGCGCTGTATGCAAAGAACCCTGAAATCGAAATCCGCCCGGGCAAGGCGGCGGTGTCGGTGGCGGGCGAGGTATCGCCGTGGCTGGACTTCGCGCAGACGGCGGAGGACTTATTGCAGCATGAATTGGTGCTGAATACGGATTTGAAGCGGCGCATGAAGTCTTGCCTGCTCTCGACTTTAACCACTGGGATGGGCTGGCTGAAGCTGACCTTGCAGGATGATTACCGCGCCGACCCGTTGCAGCACAACCGCCTGCCGGATGCGCAGGATAATGTGGCGCAGTTGGATGCGCTGAAGCTGGCCTTAGATGCCGCCGGTACGGACAAAGAGACGGTGCAGCAGGAACTGGCGATGCAGACTGAGCATGTGGAAGCGGCGTTGCGCGGGGAGGCGGAGCTGTATGTGCAGAAGGGTTTGGTGCTGGACAGGGTGGCCAGCGAGGATATGTTTGTGCTGGATGACGGGGTGCGCGAGCTGGGCGACTACCTGAACGCGCAAGCCTTGGGGCAGCGGGTATGGATGACGGCGGAGGAATACAAGCGTTTATTCGCCAAGCAGGAACTGCCGCAAGGGGCGCGCATCTACGGCAAGGATAAGGGCGATTACACCGGCAACCGGCAGAACAACAACGGCATGGTGGACGAAGCGGAGCAGCTCTTGGAAGTGTGGGAAGTGTGGGATAAATCGACCCAGCACGTTTACACCTTTGCCCGTGGCGCAAGCGAATGGGCACGCGAACCGTATCGCCCGCAGCCGACCGGCGAGCGTTGGTATCCGTTTTTCCTGTTGATGTTCAATCCGGTGGACGGGCGGTTTTGGCCGCTGTCGGACGTGCAGACGCTGATTGACTACCAGGACGAATACAGCCACCTGCGCAGCCAGGTACGCAACAGCCGGCAATATAACAAGCCGGTATGGGTGGTGCCGAAAGCGGGCGATTTGTCTGCCGGTGATTCGCAGCGCTTGGTGGACAGGGTGCGCGATGATGAAACCGGCTCGTGGGTGGCGGCCAACATCAACCCCAGCCAGCCGATTGCCTACAGTATCCAGCAATTCCCGCTGCCGGAAATCAATCAGGGCTTGTTTGACCCGAGTATGGTGTTCCGCGATGTGGAGATGACCACCCGCTCCGGCGATGCGGCGCGCGGCTACATCAACCGCGCCAAGACGGCGACTGAAGCGGAAATCATGAGCATGGGCATGCAAAGCGGGATTTCCGAACGACAGGACACGATGGAAGATTTAATGCGCGAGATGGCGCGCTATGCCTTGGAAATCTTGGTGCAGAGTTATTCGCCGGATGAAGTGGCGCAGATTCTGGGCGCGCAGGGTAACTGGCAGAACCTCACGCCTGACGTGGCCTTCCGCTATTTGGCGGTGGAGATTAAGGCGGGCAGCATGAGCAAGCCCAATAAGTTCCAGGAACGCGACCAATGGCTGCAACTGATGCCGGTATGCCGCGACACCATCAGCCAAATGGCACAGCTCCAGATGCAGGGGCAGAGCGGGATGGCGGGGGCGTTGCGCAAGATGCTGGAAGAAACGTTGAACCGCTTTGACGAACGTATCGACTTGGACGAGTTTATCCCGGATATGACCCAAGACATGGTGCGGCAACAGATGATGCAGGCCGTGGGGCAGATGATGCCGCAAATGATGCAGCCAGGCGGTGGCGAAATGCCGCAGCCGCATGATGAAACCCAACCCAACAACGGAGAAATGCAATGAGCGAAGAAGTGAAAATGGCAGCCGAGCAGGAAGCACAAGCCGAACAACAACAGCAACCGGAAACCCAACCCGAACCGCAGAGCTTGGAAGAGGCGATGTTTGGCGCGGAACCTGAAGCCGCCGAATCGGCACCGGAACAGGAACAGCCGGAAGCTGCGCCCGCTGAAAATGCTGAAGCGGCAGACAAGCCGGCAGAAGATAAGCCGGCAGCGGAACAGCCGACCGAACCGGCGCAAGATCCGGATTTAACTGAACCGGAAGGCTTGGGCGAGAAAGCCAGCGCCCGCTTCCGCGAACTGGCTAACCAAGTGAAGGAATACCGCGCCAAGGATGCCTATTATCAGCAGATGGATGAGACGGTGCAGGAGTTTCAGCGTTTGGCGCAGGAAAGCTGCAACAACGGCGAGGAAGTGGCGCAGCTGTTCGACTATGCCAAGGCAGTCAAGACGGGGGATTTCGACACGGTGGAAGCCTACCTGCGCCGCCAAATCCAGCAGTTCGAGGCATTGAGCGGGCGCAGCTTGCAGGCAGATTTGTTGAGTGCCTATCCTGATTTGCAGCAGCAGATTGGCGAGATGGGGCTGGATGCGGAGATGGCGCGCCAAGTGGCGGCGGCTCGTTGGCAGCAGCAACAGCAGCAAGAGATGCTGAAGCAGCAGCAGGCGCGGCAACAACAGGAACTATTGCAACAGCAGCAATGGCAGGAAACGCGCCATCAGGCGGCACAGGGCATCAATGACTTCTCTGCGCAGATGGCGAAAACGGATGTGATGTGGCCGCAGATTGAGCCGAAGCTGGTGGAATACGCGCAAACCCAGTTGGGCAACCTGCCGCCGGAACAATGGCTGCCGGCCATTCAGGCGTTCTATAACGGCATCAAGCAGACGATGGCACCGGTACGGCAGACGGTGCAGCCGTTGCGCGCT